TGCCTTGCACGATTCCAACCAACTGAAGTACCACAAGAAGAACCATTTTCTTCTTTATGCTTCAACGCTCTTTTCGCTTCGTCACTTGCTGCCTGTGGGTAATCAGTCATTGTTTATTGTGTTTTGCTGTCCGACAATATCCATATTCAAAGGTCTGTAATAAGCATCGCCACCAGTGTAAGTTGGTAAACCTTCAGACTTTCTAATTTCATTCGGACTAATTGCAGCAATCATAAACAACCGATTATAATAGTCTGCACGACCTGCCATATCCGCACGCATCAAAGCAGTCATGTCGAAACGTATTTCTAAATTGTCTGACCCTGGTAACAACTTACGATTCAATTCTGCTTCAATTCGTTCAATGTAAGTTGTCAAAGTGTGCTGAACATACGTTGCGTTCATCACTTCGATATTGTTATGTGTTGCTTTTTCCATTGCATACAGCAAATGCAAAGGCACACCATATATCCGTGCAATTTCTTCAACTTGAAACTGTCTTGCTTCTAACAATTGTGACTCTTGCGGCTTACTTCCGACAGGTTTGTAATCTATACCTAAATCAAGAACTGCTGTACCGTTCGAGTTTTTGCCACCATACTTTCTTTGCCACGCTGCAGATAAGTCAATCTTTTGCTGTGCTGTCAAATTCTTATCTGTCTTCAACACACCTGCAATCGTACCGCCATTACCGAAGTAAGTTGCTGCGAAGTTATTTGCTGCAATACTTATACCTAAGTTTTCTGCATGAACTTGAAGCGGACTTTTACCCCAAACAGGATTGTCACCAAAGCCGACAAAATGAATAACATCATCAGCAAAGATAAAACTGTCATATCCTTTGATTTCATACACTAAATAGCCGTCAATGATTTTTGCTTTAATCTGCCCAGTAGGTAGGTCTAAACCTATAACGTTGCCAGATTGGTCAGTACGAATTACTGCAATACCGTTGCCGTTTGACGCAAGGTTCTTCACCATGCGTTCCATAAAAGTAAAGCCTGTATAAAATTGCGAAGGCGACTTTAATAATTTGCTTATAGGATGAGCTGGCAGTGCTTTACGACCTTCTTCTGTTATTTCATACACTGAACATGGCAGAGACGCTACACTGCCTGCAATTAGATTTTCGCAACGCCATGCCGCAGATACCGACAAAGCAGTATCTTTTGTGACGTGCACCTTTGTCGCATTCGTATTCCCACCGTTCAGCCATTCAACAAGATTGGTTGACGGATTTTCAAGCGAAGAACGTCTTGAAAAAGCGGATTGTATGCGTTGTATTATGCCCATGCAACAAAATTAAAGAAATTAATGTGTAAAAAACAAACATTTTTATTATGTACGCTTTTCGGCTGTGATTTGTTTCATCAACCAAGATTGAATTCATAATCTTTTGGCAAACTGCCGTCGTCTTCGTTCTTAGACTCTACAATTAACCACGCACCGATTGCGTTTATTAAAGCAGCAACACCATCTATCTTTTCACGACTTCTTCTTTTGCTTATCTTGATTTGGTCTTCTGCATTCCGTTCTATCTGTACATTTTGCAGCATCCAATTGAATACAGGATGATTGAAATGTTTTATGTCACCTTTTAAAGCAAGACGTTCAAACTCTTTTGTCGGTGCAGCCATTGACCGAAAGCCTTGACCGAAAGGTACCATCGGTGCACCTGCTTCTGTCAGATTATTTACAAGCTGCGAACTATTCCATCTGTCATAGTGAATAACTTGTATGTCGTACTTTTCAAGCATATCACAAATGAATCGAAATAGATAGTCATAATCTGTAACGTCACCTGGCGTTGTTAGAATATAGCCTTGTTCTATCCATTCTAAATACTTCACACCGTCAAGTCTTGCACGAGTCTTTGCAGTTTCTTCTGGAATAAAGAAGAAAGGTAGCATTGCAAAACCGTCTTCTAATTTAAACCACAACACGAATGCTGTGATGTCTATCGTACTTGCTAAGTCAAGCCCTGCATAGCATTCACGACCTGCCAAATCTTTCTGTTTGATTTTAATTTCGTTGCCGCTTCTTTGCCATATGTGATTTTCGATGAATTCTTCTGTCGTGTTTGTCCATATATTCAAGTTCTTGACTTTAAAAGCCATTTTCTTTGTGATTCCTTCGGTCTTTGCGTTTTGGTATTGTGTTTTTAAGTACTGTGTTTTTGGACTTATTCCAAGACCAGGATTCGCTTTAATCCATACTGTTTCGTCTTCCCAGTCATCGTCTGCATCTAAATCGTATATTGCTATAAATAAGTAATCGTTCTGCTTTTCGTTCTTCAGTACATCTTTGCAAGTGTCTTCAAAAGTCTTACAAGCTGATGCTAAATTGTACCCTGCTGTTGTAATAATAATCAACAACGGTTCATCAAATGCACCCATACCTGTTTCAAGAATGTTCACCATTGAGTCGTCAGGATGTGCATGATATTCATCAATGATACCCCAATAAACCAAGTGACCGTCTTCTGTTTTACTGTCACGACCAAGAGGCTGCGAAAACATATTGTACTTGCTATCAATGATACGTCTTGCATTCGTTGTGATACGTTTCTTCACGTACTTATCGAAAGAAGCAAGTTTTGTGATCATTCTTTTCTGTCGTTCCCATCCGATTTTTGCTTGATCACGTTTCGTAGCAGCCCAGAATATTTCACCAGTTTCTTTCGGAAATATCAGAAATTCCAAGTTTGCCAAGGCAGCAAGAAACTCTGTTTTGCCGTTCTTTCTTGCGACCTTGACGTATGCTTTTTTGAATCGCCTTACTTTTGTCTTTTTAATTCTCCAACCGTGCAGCATCGCAACAATAAACGCTTGCCATTCTTGCAAAGGGAAACCTTGATATTCACGAGCAGAAGTCAAAGGCATTACTTGTATAATCTTAATTGCAGTGTCTGCTATCTTTTCGTCAAAGTAGAATTGAAAGTTTCTTTTCTTGCTCTGTTTCAAATCATCTAAATGACGCTGTACTGCTTGACGGATATTTTCGCCAGCAACGATTTCACCAGTTTGAACTTTCTGTATATACGAGTCATAAAGCGTCATCTACATAAATATTATAAAAAGAACAAGTAAAAGGTATGCAATCCATTCTTCAATGCTAATTTCTTCCATTGCGTTTCAGTTTTTCAAATTCAGAAATAGGTAATGTTGTTCTAATGCCACGATATTCAACAGTGACATAATTCCTGTGCGTCTTGATAACTTTGTAATCGTACTTATCTACACGCTTTCTTTCTCTATTCTTAGGCATAGTCTTATATTTTACCCATCAGTAAAGCGTTAGTATATCCGCCTGCCCATTTAATCAACATCGTCTTAGAAGCAGCTTCACGATTGTAATTCATTCTAGCATTTTCCGATTTGCTAATGCATAACAAGTTGTCAAAGTCGCAATTCATTGAGTCACCATCCTTGAATCGAATGCAGTAATTTTTTGGCACTTCTTCGCCAGTATTCGTCCTGTAGACGTAATGTGATAATCTTTCAATACCTCTTTCGGTCTTTGTAAACTTGTAATCTTTACCTTTTTCTGTTCGTACCCAAATGTCACCAATAGGTCGAATATTCCAAGTTTTGTGTCCTTTTTTCCATTGAGTAGAACTTTTACCGTTAACACCTTTTAAGCCTTTATTCCATGGAACATTACCTTTCTTAAACCTGCCGTGATTGTTAAATACTTTGCGTTTAGACTCTATCCCTAATTCATTTGCTTTACACATAACAGCCCTTTCACTACGATACAACGCTTTGCCGACTTCACGTGCAGTTGTAGTAGGGTAATGTTGTTTTAAATACTTGATTTCTCTTTCTGTCCATCGGTAGCATTTTCTTTTTTTCATAATCATTTATTTTCATTCTCAATTAATGTCAATGTATTGCCTTTGAATTCGGCAACCTTATCTTTTACCATCTGCTTGATAGCCCTTTGCTGATTGATATTCAGCCTGTCACCGTACAACGAATTGAATGTTGAATAATAGTACTGTCCGCACTTGGTGTACTTCACACCAGCTTTCATGCGTCTTATAATCGTAGCTTTTATTCTATTCGTTGTAGCCATTAACCTAATGCTTTCAAAGCCTCTTCAATCGGACTTTCACTGTCGGTTTCAATCTTTTCAAACGAAGCCATTAAGTCACGTGCTTTAATGCTTAGACCTAACAAGTTACTGTACTTTTGAACTTTGTCGTCACACTTCATCAATGCAGTGGCTGCACCTGCAATTGCGTTCGTTCCGTTTGCGTATTCATTTATCATTGCGTAGTTCTTTTCTTGCAACGAAATAAACATATCAAACCAAAAAGCATACTGCGTTGCAGCATCAACATCAAGCGAAGTCAGAACTTCTTCGTCAATTAATGCTTGACACGTTTTGTTAAAGATAACTTCTGCACGTTTATTCAACTTAAAAGACGGCTCAGGCACATAAGATAAGACAGAAGTCTTTTGCTGTTTTATCCTGTCCTTTCTTGCAGTGCCTTGTGCAACTTTTAATTCTGTTGTTTTCCTTCTTGCCATGTTTTAGATATTGCGTTAGTTATTTGCGATTTTTCTTTCTTGCCCTTTTTGCTGCTTTTGCTTTTGCACGTTTTTTAACATCCTTTTTTTTTGTGATTTTTTTTGAAGGGTAATATTTTTCATACCCTTTATTTAATTTTTCTAATATTGTTTCTATCATTTTTCAGATAATTTCTGGAATCAACAACGCAGCATCAATCGTTTCGCTGTTCACGATGTTCATACTCGGAAACATCTGCATTGCTTTTTCTCTGTTTATTTTCGTTAAGAATTTATTTCGTCTGTGCTGGTCCGAAGCATACTGCATTAATTGCTCTGGCGAAAACTGTTTTGCGTGTCCGTAATCGCACCGAACACGATTGCTTGACTTGATGCTGGTGTGTGTAATTCCATAGCTTAAACAGCTTCGTTTAAAGATGTTCGCTACTTCTGCACACCTTGCCGAATCGAAAACACCTTGTGCGAAATCAATCCTACTTTTCTTGTGCATATTCACACTGACAGCAGTTTGAAACGTCGGTATTTCTATTCGTGCGAACATATACCTGTTTTTTACTTTGTATTGCTTCAGTAGTTCAGGTAGAACAATTTGTACAATATCAAGAATGTCTTCGTTGTACGTGTGCAGTATTTTCTTGTTGTTAAGGTCCGCAAACACTAAACCGCAACGTTTAGTGTCTGCATCAAACCCTATTGCATAATCAAACATCTTGTTTCTTTTTGATGTGGCGAACGATGTCGATTTGATTTTCTGCTTCTTGCAGCAATCTTATCGCTTTTGATAAGCCATACACTTCTTGCAGTACAAGATTGTCAAGTTGTTTCATGTACGCTTCTTCAAGTTTCGATTCAAGAAACTCTGCTGCTTCGACTACATTTGCTCTGTGTTGATAGTAGCCTTCGTACTTCGATGCTGTTTTTTGATTTGTCATTTTTGGTGTGTTTTAGTTGTTAAAAATCTGCCAACGTTTCAGGATAGTTCAAACTTGAATAAGCAATCAACTTGCTATTGTCTGGAATATTAAAAGTTTTAAACCCTGTACCGTCTTTATTCATTTTCGCTTCACTGAAAAGAACTTGCCTAACTTTATTGTCTGTTATCATCTTGTATCTAAATATGTTTAAGTCAATAATCCGATAGGATATAATTCTTGTTTCTTCTACGTTGCAAAATCCGTAAAACATGTACCTTCCAAATCCTTGTGCTATCTTGTGAATTTCAGTTTCTTTTCTGTTTTTACTGACAGCTCTAATTGTTATATCGTCAGGATATTTTTCGTAGTAATGAAACTTTCTAACACGACAGGCAAAGTCCATATTTTCTGCTTCTAAAATCATTAAGTCGGTGTTTTCTTTTGTGTCCCTGTTTAGGATGTTAACAAAAAACAATTCGCCTAATATCCTTTTAATTTGACGTTCAAATCTGTCCGAGAAAGTTCTATTGATTTGATAATCGTACTTAGGAAATAAATTACCACTTGTCATTTTTAAGGTGTTTTAGTATTTGAGAATAATTGTAATTATCAAGTTCAGACACAAAATATTTTCTATTTGTTTCTTTTGCGGCTATTGCTGTGGAGCCTTCACCTGCAAACATATCAACTACTAATTCGCCTTCTATTGTGGTACAGTTAATAAGTTCGCTTATTAAATCAATAGGCTTTTTAGTGACATGATTTGTTCTAAAATCATTACCATAAAGAACATCTGGTATTCTTTTGGTCAACTTAGGGTTACCTTTAACTGCATGAATTATACGTTCGTGTTTAGGTGCAAAAGTGCCATACAAATCACCAGAGCCATGATTATTTTTAACCCAAATCAAACTGCCTTTTATATTGAAATAATTAGATATTACTGACCGAAATTCTGGTTCGTAACGCCAGCCAGTAAAAATGAAAACGTGTGAATTTTCGTTTAATCTTTCGTAGATATTAGACAAAGAAGAGTCT